TTCGGACCATTTTCTAAGAGTTCTAGCCTTGTTCTTACGTTGTTGCTCATGCATTAATCTTTTTCTTAATCCTACGTGGGATATATTTCTACCTGTCTTAGTTGTTAGCCAATTAGCTACTTCACGATAAGAAAACTGTTTCACATGTTTCCTTGCTAAATCTAACGCTTCTAACTCGTAAGGTACAGGATCAAGTAATTCAGAGTCTTCTTTGTTTATCACGTAACCAAAAGGTATTGTTCTAGCTATCCGTGGTATTTGTATCCACTCTTTTTCTTCTTCGTCTTTTAAATCTGTTGGTTGTGGTAACTTCCACTTTCCTAAACTTCTATCCATTACTTCTTCTTTGGTGGTAACAACATAACACCACCTGACGCTTCTACTTGTACTTTCTCAGTTTTAATTAATCCCACTCTGTCAAGTAATTCTTTTGATGCAGATAATTTATCTCTGATGCCTAACTGTGTAGGTTCATCTACACCACTAACCATAGCCACTGCTGCCTTTGGTGCATTTCTTGCCATGTATGCTTCGGTTGCTTCCATAATCTCTTTTTTGAGTGACTTTACAATATCTGATGTCGAAGAATGTTCGGAATACCCTGCAAGTAGTTTTGCTTGTGTAACATCTCCGTTTGCTTTATCAAATAAAACTTCTAAAAACTTTTTTTGTCTATCTGTTAATTCTCTAGCCAATTGGAACTCCATGTGTAAGAACTCTGTCAATCAAACGTTGTGCTCTGTTTTGAGTTTGCTTAAACCATCTACTGTCTTCCATCTGCAAAGCCATTTCACGATAGTCTTCTACCTCTACGGCAGCGATCATCATTTTGAATTTACGTAAACGAGGACCTCCAAGTTGGAATGCCATATTTATTAATACGTGTTGTATGTCTTCAGGTAAAGAATCAAAATCATTAAATATATCTTGACAGTCATTTATAGCAGTTTGTACATCTTTTTCAAACCACTCTTTCACTTGTTCCTCAGATATAGGTGTTCCAATAGGTTTTGCATATACTTCTTCATCCCACTCAGTAATCAAATGTCCGATTCCCCCGGTCAAATGCCCTTCACTGCAATGATAAGTTTCGTATTTACATCCCTCGTCAGCTTCTATTTCTTTTCTTAACACATCTATGTTCATGGTCGGAGTCCTTGTTTGTATTGTTGTTTACGGATTTCTTGCACATGTTTGTGCCAAAAGTATACAGATATTTTACTTGTTATATCAGACAACTTTAAAAATGTCAATGTTTTCAAACTCATTTCTTTTTCTTCGCTGTTCCACCTTTAGCC